AGCTTTTTCAGCATTCTTTTCGACACTAAGGACATCATCAGTATAGTTCTTCAAGGCGTGAAGAACAGAGTTGATGGTTTCCGGGTCGCATGTGATTTGCTGATCAATAAGGGCATCAAGAGGTTTCTGGTTGACCGAAACTAGAATAGTTTTGAAGCCCTGAGATTCTGTGGGAATAGCTACCTCAGCGTTCACTTCAATGTCGAGCTTATTTTCGGGATTTGTGAAGAGCTTGACTCGATGGCGGAGAGCATCAATCAGATTGATTTCCTTATCGGTCATCAACCTGGCAATCTTCTCCATTAGAATAGAATACAAATAATCTTGGAAGAAGCCAACCTTGACCTTCTTGTCATGTATTACATACGCCACGAAAAATCGTGTTGGGACAGCTATCTTGAATACCGACTTGGGGAGTCTAGTCTCGGCCATCCAATGGTCAATCGCACAGCCTGTACAATTGATGCGCTGAGGTTTCATGTTGGCGTAGTTTGACATGAAATCATAGGTACCGAAATGGGTGTTGAGCTCCGCAAATGGATAGTCAATCTCACATTCATCCTTCTCTAAGTCGATACTAGTGACTTTAGGGACGATGTAGAACTCGTAGACCGCATTTTTGGAGAATTTTAGGAAATCGACGGAACCGAAGGAACCGCCACCGTTCGTGGACAATCTCTGGTGAGTCTGCGTAAATGTTTCTTTAGGAATAACCCGCATTTTTTGTTCCTCCAATGCATTATAGTTTATTATACCACACGACTTGCAACTTTTTTTGGGGTTCAGAACTTTATTTGGCTGTTGATCTTTCTCTTCAGCGTTTTTGCGTACTCCTCATTCATTATTATATTATCAAAATCGACGGTTGTTACGTAGTTCATTCTACAAATTTTCTCGGTAGTGAAAGCTTTCTCTAGAGGGTTGATGTCTCGTTTGGCATTATTCGCTCCCAAGATGAAATAGGTCTTACCTCCAGATGTCTCTCCATTCTCTGGCTTATCGTTCTGAATGATTGGGACTATACTATTGAGGAGCTTGGTGCTATTGATAGTGTAAAAGATGTAAGAGGGCTTAGCTCGCCCGGGAGCCACGGAGTCCACTCGTTTACGGTGGATCCGGATGGTATTTACACTTTTTGAGAAGTCGGGTTCAAATAAATTAGAGATGTCTATTTGAGATGTCTTGTCGACACTGAAGATTACCACGACTGTCTGGTTATCAACAACGTCGAACTTGTCATCAAATGCCTCGTTCTTGAGATCGTAAGTATAGAAGCGCTCTTTATCGATTTTATAGATAATCGCCTTCTGAGTGAAAGTGACCAGCTTCGGTATAAAGTCGGCTACCTGTATACTAATGAAGTTCTCAGAGAACTTATTTTTTAGTGGCTTCAACGGAAAGAATACAGAGATCAATTTCGTAGTTGAAGTTTTTTCGGTTGATTGCTCTACGGCCATCTTGCATCTCCTTATTGCGAATTATGTTATTCTTCATCTCCTGAATAGTCTCCGCCAAATTCACCAGATTCATCAGAGTCTTCTGCTGCTTCATCATCGGATTCGCCATCACCATCTTGATCTTCTGGATCTTCCTCTTCGCCTTCTGGAGGCTGCCCCTGTTCAGCAGCAGCGGCATCAGCGGCCATCTTAGCCTGAGCATAGACAGGATTGAGGATGATGTCTCCTGAAGGAAGCTCCTTGAGTCCGTAGCGAGCTCTGACTTCATTGACAGTAACGAGGTATTCAACTTCCTGCTTTTCAAGTCTAATCTTCTGTTCTTCGATAAGGTCTGTATAGCCGTGGAAAGTAAACTCATACTCTCCATCGGTGAGTGGCTGGACGATGTACTTATTGATGGTCTTTTCAATAAATCTAAGCAGAGGCACGAGGCCCTTATCTTTAGAGAACTTGATTCTTTCAATGGCAGAGGAATCGTTCATCGGTCTAGACTGGCCCGAAACTCCACCCTTATTTGGGAAGTTGATTTCGACTGGGTCTATCTGATAAACACCGCAAACTACGTTTACGAGGTATTCTAGCCATCTACCGAATTCCATGTCTCGGTTAGAAGCTCCAAGATTTATCCAATCCACTCCACTTTCTGATGAAAGGATAGGTGTCTTCCAAGCATTGCCAACTCCAGTAAGCTGCGCATGCCAGGCTCTTCGGAAAGCGTCGAGCTCTTCTCTTGGGACGTTTCCGCCCTTGATGTTGATAATGCCCTTGGGAGTGGAACCCTGAGTGAAGAACTTCTTGTTGTATTCTTCACCGTAGATTTGTGAAGAGATGTAGTTGAGGGCCATTTCGATTTCTGAGATTCCGTATCCGTTTGCCTTAATATCAGTTGTCGGATTTCGCACAGCAAACGCCATTTCATTGTAATCGTAGGCTGTATAAAGATTTCCGTCGATGAACTGGACATAATAAATCCCTTTCTCAATACGCGTTTTTGGGTCCGACAATCTAATCGTACCCGAATCTACAGCATAGAAGGCAGAGGGTTTCCCTGTTTTAGGGTCTCTCACTATTTCAAAACAAAGCTGGTCGAAGGTGAGGCTGTCTCGGATAATCTTTCTCAAGAAAGTGCCGAAGTCATCTCTCTGAGGGTCTTTCATCTTAGTGTCGGTTGTTCCACAATTGTCGAGGAACTCACCAACTTCCATGATTGTGCGAACTTCTTGTTCAGTGATGTTGGGAACCTTCTTATTCGGATCTGCCTGTTTGAGCATGTATTGATATTTCTTATTCTTAGGCTGGATAGTATAGCCGATTCTATCATTCGGCATAACATAAGGAGTAGCGAATAGGCCGCACTGGTTTATTCGTGTATTGATGATAGAAGCTATGACACCATTTCGGTAGGAGATTTTACGAAGTAGTTGATATGACAGAGCCCATGAGGCATTCTTGGTTTTGAACTGTAAATAATCTAATACGAACAGCGGGTCGTAAAATTTAGAAACCGGGACGCCGTCTCTCGCATCTTGTTTATCGAGAACCTTACCACCCGATAAGGCTACTTTCTGTGCCTTTTCTAGATCGGCTTCAGCTGATTGCGCTGCGTCCGAATCAGCAAACGTATATGATAGGTTTGATTTCGCGGTTGAAACTTTCTTTCTTGGTGGCATTTATAAACTCCTATGTGATTTCTTCATAGCTTTACTTATTTTAAGTCGTGTTTCTTCAGATATATGTTTTCCAGTATGAGATTGCTTCATTTTCATTCGAGTTTCCTCTGAATGCTTTTTCCCATACATCGGATGATTTTCACCAGAATTTCGCATTTTGCTCGACAAGCCAATTTTTCTTTTTGTTTCTAGAGAACGAGGTCCAGCACCCCCAACACCCCCGGGGGTTAGATTATAGCCAATTTTTCTTTTGTTCGACATGCTTTTTTTAATCCAAAATCTCTCTTTTTCGCATAATTCTTCATGCGTTAGCGCATTATCTATAATTGTTTTGCAAAAATTTTCTTTTCCATACTTTTCAATAGCAGCTTTGAGTGCTTTTCCAGAACCTAAATACGCAGGACGATCATTAATGACCTTTCCTATGTAGATTTTACCATTTACGGTGTTTGTTGTTCTATAAATTATCACTTTAAGTAAGCTTTCCAGTCAATTTCTACCGCAGTACCTGGCAGAGTGACATTATAATCAAGAGGATGTTTATTATCTTCGTTATATATGAGTTTTTGCTTGTCATAAACTGAAGGTTTTGGCTGGTCCTGCGTGCCGATCCCGAAAATATCTTTGTTTATAAACGAGAATGAAGAAGTTTGTTTCTCGTGGACCATGACGAATGTGCCTACTGCAGTTGCGATAATACTATCGTCTTTCTTATTGCCTTGCGCTTCTGGACGTCCTGCATCATTATAGACGAATGATAAAGCCTGATCGAGCCAGGTCCTACTATATAACACAAGCATGTTATTTCTTAGCAGTTCAGCAAGGTTGTCAAGAATCAGGGGCCGTGTTGTGCTACTTGTAACGAAGCCGGGTTTTGAATCCTTGCCCGTATAGATATTGGGATACGCGTCGAGGAGCTTCACCTGATCCTGCATGAATCCATTGGCAGCCCAGTAGTTGAGTAGATGTCCGTGGTTATTTCTTTCAATGACAAGTCTTGGGAATCCGTATAGTGCTCCCAAATGATAGAGCAATCTATAAAACTTTGGCATCGGCAATTTGTCGGAAATCTCTGCACACTGCTCAATGTAGATCGGTTCCTTATTTAGTCTGAGGACATAAGCCGAGGAGTTATCAGACTGAGGATTTCCTTCTGCTGGATCTACGCATAGAATGTATTGTTCGTTTGCTTTGTGCTCTTTGAAGATAGTGATCTTTTCATCCATGAGTCGCTTTTTCCACTCATCGACCTTATTCTCTTCAAGCCAGATACCGATTGACTTGATGATTTGGCGATCGAAGAAGGGCTTACCTGAAGCAATGAAGCACGAAATGTCATCTTCTGGATACTCTTGCATGAACTTGTCTTTTAGTGAGGACTGCTTAGACCTTCTCCAGGCTATCTGGCCAAGGGAAAGATCATAGACCTTTATTATACTCTCTTCGTCCTTTGTTAGAGATGCCTTTATATATTCTTTTTCGGCTTCTTCAATGTCAAAGAAATACTCAGGATGGTCAAACCATCTATAGAAATGAGGATAGGCAATTTGGTTGAGCTTTCTATCCATGTCATTAGTCTTAGTAGCAACTAGATAATCATCATGGAAATGGTTATAGCCGTTTGCCGTAGTTTCATAGATGATAACGCCGTTATCTTTAGGGACAGTTTCTAAGAGAGATGGGAGGAGTTCTTCTGGCTTTTCCCAGAATGCATACTCTGAGCAATGTAGAAGGTTGATGGTTGTTCCTCGACCAAATCCGACTGATCCTGCCGTACCGATGAAGATCTTACTTCCGATGTCTTCGAATACTATTTCTCTTTTTGAGGAGTACTTCTTGATGGGTCTGATTTCCTCTGGTAGTTTCTCATACATCAGCTTGGTGATTTCAAAGATTCTAGCTGTAGATTCAGCATCGTGAGCGATGATGGCGGCAACCGTGTTAGGGACAAGGATGCATTCAGCCAAGAACATGGCACAGATGAGAGTAGTGAATCCAAGCTGGCGGGGTTTTAGAATGATGTGACGTCTAACACCCTTCTCATTCATTTCCACATATTTTTTGTAGAACAAATCTTGAATAGGATTGAAGATGAAGGGCGTGATAAATCGATCTTTATCCTTGATACTGATAAAGGTCTCGATGAAGAATCTGTGATCGGTAAGGGCACGTTGTACCAGTGCCTCCATTTGTTGTGCTTCTGTCATACCAATGCCAGCTTTCTAGATAGTTTTATTGGGTCATGAACTTCATCTTCCCAAATGATGATTACTCGCCATCCTTGTCGGTTGAATCTGTTGATTCGGTGCATAGTTTTTTCGATTGTTTCATTTTTGTGCCAGTAGTTTCCATACACTTCAATAACAAGTTTCCGAGTTTTGCTAATGAAATCGGGTCTAAGGTTGTCGATCTTATAGGATCCATCGCCTGTGTAAGCAAACGATGGGCCAAGAATTTTCCATAGTTTCCATTCCACTTTATTTGGCCCTGGCCGTCTGATGGGTCTTCGGTTAGCTTGAGAGAAGGCATTTCTTTTTTTGATGCGTTCTGCGGCGTCATAGTTGAACTCTTTCATTATCTATTGAGTCCACGATCATCTCTTTGACGCATTATCACTTGAGCGAGGTTCATGATTACAGGCTGCCCACTATCGGCTGCATCTTTGATGACATTATTGATGTTTGGGAATGACGCTTTTTGATCTTCAAGAAGTCTCTGAGCGTGCTCAAGAACAAGAGCGGCGGCATTCAGTTTAGTTCGGTCTTCATCGGCTGTATCTAATAGGTCAGCCAAAGCAATAACAGCGGCATCAACTTGTCCAAGTATTTTAGAAAGAATGTTGACCTTATGGTCTTCGGCTATACGGCGCTTGACATCAATGAAATCTTGGGATAAGACAATCTCTTTGTATTTTCTGGGTTCTATTTCTAGGGCTTTACAAATGTCATCTTTTTTACTGCCACTATACTGAAGGGCGGCGGCTTGCTCGCATAAATTGGCAAACTGCTCATCTTCAACTACATCTGGCAGGCTTTCATTCTGGTATTTTGTGATTAGGCTTACTTCGGGGATGGATTCTACAACTTCATCTTTTTCGCGGACGATTCGATTCAATTCATTCAGCGTCGACTGAACTCCACGTATACTATCATTTTCCAATTTCCTATCATTATTAGCCATTATTATGTCCTCTAAACCATACCGTTTGATGTGTTCATATGAAATGGTTTTAATTACTGTCTTTACGTCCTAAGTATGTTGAAACCATTATACCAACGTTATCGTTTCCGTGATTCTAGAACTCTACAATGTTCGCTTACAGATGCTAAATTAGCTAATTTTTCAATAAAATGAGCGCAATTTGACTAATATAGTAAATGAATACATAAATGCGAGGTATCGATGGCCACCAAAGAAATCCCCAAGCAACTTTTCGATTCAACAAGGCGAGTAGAACGTGCCACCCAATTTTTAGTGCAATTCACA